TGAAAATTTTTTATTCCTATAATTTTAGCAATATCTTTGGGATCAAATAGTGGTTCATTTCCATTACTTAACACTGTGACATTATACTTTTGGAATGTGTATTTTAATGCCAACATTTTTCCATTGTTATCCTTTGATTCTTGTATGCAATCCCCAATGTGCTTACTATGCACACCCTTTTTGCAATAGGTTTTTTTTATCCACCCCTATCCCCAGGGGGGTATCGTCCCCCTTCGACCTCTGTCTCCGACAACGGAGGAGATTGAGGGAAGATCCATTCCAAAAGAATTCGCAGAGGCGTGAGGTCCCTAAATCTTCGATTTTCCCACGCTCAACGCGTAGCTTTGAGCTAAGGATGGGGATGAGCTAAGGATAGGGATGTCGCTAAAGGTATTTTAATTGAAATTTAGTTGGATATCTATGGATCTAATTATTCCTTTAGGAGTAAGAAAAACATTGCTGGTATTTCGGCCATTTACATTGCACCTGATAACTATACGTTCCGTTTTGGAATTATACCGCATAGTTGTTGCGTTAAGATTCTTTTTTCCTAAGATTTTAGATAATTCAGAACCCAGGAAAATTATTTGAGATTGATTAGAGAAAACTCTTAATTCTATCCCATTGACACGTTTTCGGGAAATAAGTTGTGGTTTATTTATTGAATAATTGTTTTAATGGTTAATTGAATAATATTGTAAAATGTTTAAGTTAAAACAAAAAAATAATTGGGAATAATTATTCCCATTCAAATTTCAATTACAATTGTTGTTGTTCTGTAATCAGTCTTGGCATTAGACCAATCGTCATCGTTTCATAGAGAACGCTAATACCCTAAGAAAGTTCGCCCTGCAATCAAGGAATACACTCTTACATCTTTCGATGGGGACTAGACTATACCTTAAGCGATCATTGAGACTTGCTAAATCTCTCACACCAATTTTCCTCTAGTCGTTGAACCTTTTCCAAATCTTCAGTTATTTTTTTATCCTAACTTAATGGACTTAGGAGCTTGCCTGCGGATTGCCCAATCCTTAACGTTTTTACTATCCCTGTGATATCTCTTCACAGTGCTACATTTTAGATTTCTCAAAAACTGCAGTAGTTAAGGCTCTAAGGAGGTTCCGTCAACTCTTGAGTCATTAAAGTATGATTTAAGTCCAGGTTTGAAATATAGTATGATTTATTTTAAAAATTTAATATTAAAACATCTTGCATTAGAGGTTATGTACAAACAGTTTTCCAAAACTTGATAATATAAATATCTCCCAAGATCTGATAGATTATCTATTAAAAGAATATCAGTGTTATTGTTATAAATGTGGGTATCATCTTCCAAAATACAAACAAATAACATTCCATAAATGGGGCAATCATTGAGCTACCGATAAATTTTGTTTAAGTTGTTCCCAAAAAAATAATTAATTTGTTTTATTCCAGTCATCTCCAAAATGTTTTTCAAAAATATCTATTTGATTCTCTGCTAATTTTCCTTTTCGCGAGGCTAATTTTTTATCATAATACGTTCAAAATTATTCAAGTATTGTAGTTGCCATTATCGTCCCAGAATGCGTTATATAAAAAAAGAATACTATGTAGATGAACGCTGACAATTGTGTTTTTATCGTTTAAGTTATGTTTATTGTAATTAGACAAAGCAATCTTTTTTGGAGTTTGTCAGATATTTATGTTTCATGTGTTAATTCCGTTTCTTTTTGATTTAATATTTCTTTTAATTTCATTCGTTTAAATCGTTCTTCTTTTCAATTTCCCTCTGGCGTTCCAATAGTTTTTGATCCATTGGTTTGTCTAATTTATATTTACCAGTTTTTCTAATTGAAGGTAAAATTTCATCTGTTACCCAATCCTGGAATACTTCAGCAATAGGCTTTCGTGATTTAAAAATTAATCTATATAGACCACTTTCAGTTAAAACAGTAAGATTTTATTTGCCACCAAGGGTGTATACGCAACATACATCCTTCTGTTTGTTATTAAATTTGGATATTACTTGATAAATATTTTGTATACCTAAGATTTTAGTATGCAATAAACAATGGATTATCATGAGAACAATTATTTTTAATTTTAAATACATTGTAATTTTAATTTATTATTTTGTGTTTAATTCTATTTGTTTTAATGTATATTGATATTTATCTTTTAGAGTTAATAATACATGTTTTTTAACCCATTTTTCGAATTGACGTGCAATTCGTTTTCTTGATTTCATAATTAGTGAATATGGACCTGCTTCAGTTAAAAGTACTTTTTTTATATACCAATAAGGGTTGGTGTATTATACTACCCCATTTTTCGAATTGACGTGCAATTGGTTTTCTTGATTTCATAATTAATGAATATAATCCTGCTTCAGTTAAAAGTACTTTTTTTTGCATACCACCAAGGGTAGGTGTATTATACCACCCCTTTTTATATTCTTCATATTTGTTAATCGTTTTGTTATAATTTTTTATTTCTAAAATACTTGCTATTTCTCGTGGATCAAATAATGGTTTGTCTAATGTACCATCATTAGGTCCATTTTTTAAATATATTGTGATTAATATTTATTATAAAATAAATATTCTTGAATTAATTCTTTCTTTGGTACATTATTTTTATAAAAGTTTATTCGTTCTTTTAGTTTTTGTGTTCTTATTTCCCATTCTTTTTTTTGGAGTTGTAAAGAACCTATTTTTTTCGTTATATTAAAACATGTTTTTCCATTATAATTATCCGGATTAAATCGTAATACAACTAATGGACGATTACCTAAATCTTTAAATAATTCCATTATCCGTTTAGATTCACATGTATAGTTTTTATGAGAATATTCATCACATTCAATTATTATAGTATGAGTAAAACATTCAATTCTAACATCTGGTCTTTTTAGCGAACACCCATTATCTATTTTTTTATCAAATATGAGTTGAGTATTTGGAAAATTATCTAATAATGTATCTCTCAAATAATGTTCTTTAATTTTATATCTTTTAGGTATTTTTTCATTGGGATGTAATATGCAATAACATCGAAAACAATATGGTTTCCATCTGCTCCTATGATTTACGTAAATATAATGACAATATTGACATCCATTTCTTGGAGTACATATAATACAACCATTTTTTAATATTTCATGTTCACAATAACCAGTGCCACAATCTTTGCATTTGTTTTTTATTCTTCCGTGTTGACAATAACCAGTTCCACAATCTTTACAACAATTTTTTATTCTTCCATGTTGACAATAACCAGTTCCACAATCTTTACAATAACTTTTGTGTTTTCCATGTTGACAATAACCGGTACCACAATCTTTACAATAACTTTTTTGTCGACCATGCTGACAATAACCAATTCCGCAATCTTTACAATAATTTTTACGTTTTCCATGTTGACAATAACCCATTCCACAATCTTTACATTGAGATTTGCGTCTTCCATGTTGACAATGACCAGTTCCACAATCTTTACATGCACATGTTCTTCTTCCATGTTTACAATAACCAGTTCCACAATCTTTACAATAACTTTTTTGTCTTCCATGTTCACAATAACCGGTACCACAATCCTTGCAACATCTCTTCGCTCTTCCATGTTCACAATAACCAGTTCCACAATCTTTACAACGACTTTTACATCTTCCATGCTCACATTTATTAGTATTTGTACCACATTGTTCACAATCAAATGTTAAATTATCATGTTTACAATATATATTATCTATGAAATATTCATTCATATTTCAGTTGTTATATAATTAAATATGAGTTTTACAAGAAAAAGAATTTCATTTTTTTATATAAATAAAAAAATAATATAATTAAGTGGAGTTTCCTCTACTCGTTAAATCACAATTGTTGTTGTTCTGTAATCAGTCTTGGCATTAGACCGATCGTCATCGTTTCATAGAGAACGCTAATACCCTAAGAAAGTTCGCCCTGCGATCGAGGACTACACTCTCACATCTTTCGATGGGGGCTAGACTATACCTTAAGCGATCATTGAGACTTGCTAGATCTCTCACACCGATTCTCGTCTAGTCGTTGAACCTTTTCCAAACCTTCAGTTTAAAATAGAAGATTTTTTATCCTAACTTAATGGACTTAGGAGCTTGGCTGCGGATTGCCCAATCCTTAACGTTTTTACTATCCCTGTGATATCTCTTCACAGTGCTACATTTTAGATTTCTCAAAAACTGCAGTAGTTAAGGCTCTAAGGGGGTTCCCGCAATTTGGGAATCTCGCTAATCAATGTGGATCACAACTATCGCATTAAAATCTGTAGATTTTCTACAAATCGTAAAACGATACATTGATTAACTAGGGTTAATTTACACCAACCCTGCAACCTGTTTGATTGCTTCATTGTATATGGTATTTTTATTTTTGTAATTGATGAATAATTATCTGTAGATTTTCCAAGGAATATTTTTTTGTCTGGATTACCTATTGCTATTATTCCTGATTTGTCATCTACATAACAATCATATCCATCAGAACATTCTGAAAATCTTTCTTTCAAGAACGCCGCTAAACCGTGACTTATCATACAATCACGTTCCCAGTGATACCTCATGGGGTGGTAAGGTGTGGCAAACCTCCCCCTTGATTAATAACTCGCCTTGGTCATCAAGAGATAAAATGATTCAAGACTACATATTAACACTCTTTCGAGTGGGCTTAGACTGTACCTTAAACTTTCATTGAGAATTACTAATTCTCTCCAGTCCACAATCGTCCAGTCGTTGCACCTTCTCCGCCGACATTTCCTTTGGAAACCTCACGTAACTCTTTTGAGTTACTAAAGGAGTCGGTCCCACGCCCTTGCGCTTACGCTGGGGCTAAGGATATCCTTGTAATATTATTTTGAATAATTAGTGGACTTAGGAGCTTGGCTCAGGATTATCCAATCTCATTAGATTATAACTACCGCTAGAAATCTTTAATATCCAACGGAATCGCTTTTTAAACGATACTTTCGAGTTTTCCCCAAAACCCCCTATTTCTTTCGAAATAAGGTTAGTACTAATGAGCTCTAAGGACGTTCCCTGAATTTGGTTGTGTTGCCCGTTATCTTCGGACTAGCAGAAGTTTTATCTTCCACTGAGACGTTTACTTGTTCATCTCTCCAACGTTACTACCAGATTCATTTCGGCATTTCCTCCGAAAATCATTATCCCCATAAATTCGCCAAACATATTTTATATTATTTGACTACATTATGGCATCCTCTCAGACGGGACTAGACTGTACCTTAAGCTATCACGAAGATTTATTAAATCTTTCAAGCCCATAATCATCCAGTCGTTGAACCTTCTCCATATTCTAATAAATAACGAACTTAGGAGCTTGGCTGCGGATTATCCCTATTCTTTGACTTTTTACCTCCGACATTTCCTTTGGAAACCTCACGTAACTCTTTTGAGTTACTAAAGGAGTCGGGCCCACGCCCTCAGCTTACGCTGGGGCTAAGGCTACCTTTAGCAATTAACTAAAGCCTCTAATAAATTTCTTTATTAGATTAGTATCAAAGACCTATTAATTGTATCAATTTCTGTTACAATGAATCATGTTTTCAGAATGTGTAACCCACTCTAAATTATTAACATGATTATTGGATCTGTTTTTATCTTTATGATTAACAAATGGTTTATTATCTTTATTATCAATGTACGCAGTGGCTATAATTCTATGAATATAGAAATCTTTTCCAACATTATTTTTATATAATTTAACACTTGCATATCCACTAGGTAATATTTTAGGATATAAAAACTTCTTATATCTTTTACTATATATTTTACCGTTTGGATCTGCATAGTAATTTTCGTATTCCTTCACTTTTATTAATTTTTTTACATCAATGTCAACCATAATATTACAATGATCATTTTCATATTTCCAAATATATCCTCCAGTGGTTTTTCGTTTGCCTTTACAGACAGCAGAAATATGACGATCCCATGCTCCTGTTACTTGACTTGCATATTTAATTGACTTAAATGTGTTAATTAACTTTCCATCCAATGTGTATTGTTTAACCTTCTTAGAATGTGGAACAAACAACTTATTTTCTCTTGCATGTTTATAATTACCTTTGTAACTCACCCATTCAAGATTTTTAACTTTATTATCCAGTTTGTTTCCATTTATGTGATTAACTATGTATTTTGGATTATCATTATTGATGAAGGTTAATGCCACTAATCTATGAATATTACACGTTTTTGATTTTTTTAGATTAGGATTGTATATTGATGTTGCTTTATAGCCATTTCGAATATGTTGAGAACATATTTTATTTGTAAGTTTTGACCTCACATTACCTTTGTTTGATATTTCATAAAATGGTTCAAAACCCTTAATATTTAATGTTTTCCAATTTTCATTCATAACAGTATTTAACCCTTTATGAGTTAAATTCTTTAAATTGATACAAATTTGTCGGGACGTTCCCGCAATTTGGTTATGTTGCCCATATTATATATATTTTATGGACTAGCAGATATTTGAATATCCACTTAGGCTGGGTATTCAACCTATGGCCACCATTGACCGCTCTCGTTACTACCATACTCTTCTAAAAATTTCCTCTTAGAATCATTGTATTCATAAATTCGCAATAATAATCTTAAAGACATGTGATTATTAAGACTCTTTTATAACACCTTCTCAGGTGGGACTAGACTGTACCTTAAGCCTTCATCGAGATTAATTACATCTCTCCGACCTATAACCGTCCAGTCGTTGAACCTTCTCCATATTCTTATTATAACGAACTTAGGAGCTTGGCTGCGGATTTTCCCTATTCTTTGACTTTTTACTATATTCTTAGTGGTTAACTAAGACCATTTATTAATTTCTACTTTAAGGACTGTTTTACAGTCCCGTGAGTCCCCCATCCTTAGCTCAAAGCTACGCGTTGAGCGTAGGAAAATCGAAGATTTAGGGGTAATAAATTTAGTATCAAAGACTTAACAGGACGTTCCCGCAATTTGGCTATATTGCCTGACATGCGCAGACTAGCAAAGACTTGATATCTTCACTGGGGTGTTTATTTATTTTGTATTAACTTATAATTATGCATATTCCCATTTATATCCTCCCGCGGTGTTTATTATTCCCTTACAAGCAGTTACAATACTGCCTGGATTTATTTTTGTATTTCGTGCCGCGACTTTTATACCCGGATAAATTTTTATTATCATATTAGTATCTTTATCCATTTGTTTAACTTTTTTTTGTAAATGTGTAAAATTTTTTCCTTTATTTCTGTGTTTAATATTATAACTTTGTGTCACCCATTCTAAATTGTCAACATGATTTTCTAATCTATTCATGTTTTTATGATTTACTTGATATGATAAATTTGGTTGAATACCAATAAACAGATGTGCAATTAATCGATGAATATAAACATTTATTTTTTTTTTATCTTTTGAAAGACAAACACGATAATATCCATTATCATTTATATGTTTCTTCATATATCTTTTTGATTTTACACTGTAAACATTCCCTTCTTTTGTTATTAAATAATTAGGGTAATCAGAATGAATTTTATATTCTTTTGGTGGATCACAATAATTATATACTACTTGTCTTGGTTCTCTATGTCTATTTTTAATGGCATGATTTACATTTTCAGATGGTGTGACCCATTCTAGATTTATAGCAGAATTATTCATTTTATCAAGATCAATATGATTAACATATTTTTTATTTAATGAATTATTACAAAATACTTTTGCTACAAGACGATGTACATGTGAAAATTTTTGATTTTTACCAGATGCTAATTGTACCGATTTATAACCAGATATTATTCGTTGTTTAATTTTATTTTCAATATGAATACTCCATACATTCCCTTTATTAGATATAAAGTATGAATTTTTTGGCACATTTCCAATAATAATTGGTTTCCATATTTCATTTGGATATTGTCGTTGAATATATTCATTACCAGTCATCCATTTTAAATTTGTTGCATTATTGTCATCACATATATTATTTTTATGGCATATAATAATTTGATTAGGTTTTTTACGTTCTAAATGTAAATACGCTACTAATCTGTCCAGTCTAAATCGTTTAACTTTTTTATTATACCAGATATTTA